CACCATCCTACTCACTATCCCACAAAGTATAGAAGTCAATACAATTCTCGGAAAAGTGCTTGAGCTTGAACAAACATCAAAGGGAAAAGTTAGGCTCGAAATAATGCTTAAAGATGAAGCTGGTGGCCCTGTATTCACATCAGTTGAGTGTTACATTGGTGGATGGCCCAATATCGTGTATGGGGCTGAGTTAAATGAAATTGAGTGGAAGTTCCTTTGTGACTCATCTGAGTGGACACTTAAAGGAAATGAAGCTAACAAGAATGCAATTACTGATATGATTAGTGGAGCTTTGGGGAGTGCAGGTAGCGCAATCTCTGGAGCTGTTAGCAGTGTCGGTAATTTGTTTTAAATAAGACCCGGAGGAAACAATTATGCAAGAAACTAAAGAAATCACTATTGACGAACAAACTTATATTATCAAGCTGCTCCCCACTATGGATGGCCTTGATTTTATCTCCCGTCTCAATAAAGAAGGCATGTCGGCTCGTGTAGTGTTTGATGCTGTAAGCCGTTGTGTGCAGATTGGTAGTGCGTCATTTAGTGAAAAGAAATTCAACTCTCATTTCCGTGGACGTTATGGTCACTTGATGAAGCTGGTTGATGCTGTAGTAGAGTTTAACTTCCCCGATCTGAATGAGGGAAACGCCGAAAGCGATACAGAAGACCTGTAAAGGCTGTATCGCAACAATCTCAAAACCCGAGAATGAATAACATTAGAGACAACTTCTCGGGTGATTATGATGTCATGCGCGTCATCTTCTCTACAGACAACCCAATAGAAACTTTATACAACCTTCACCACAAATATTCTACTCCTTTGTTTAGTGAGTATCTTGAGTATTTGGATGTGCATGAAGAGCTTAAAGCTATTGCAAGAGCTGAACAAGAGAAAGAGATAAAGTCCAAACAATCAAAACGATAGAGAAGGTGGAGCATGGCTGGACCGATTTCATCCTTTTACGCTCAGGTGGGGATTAGCACTCGCATTCAAGATTTGCGAAAAGTTGATCGCTACCTGAAGCATGTAGAGACTAAACTAAAGAGATTTGAGAATCTTTTCAGCAAGAATTTCTCTCTCGGTATTTCCTCATTCTTTGTTAATGAAAGAAGCTTAAAGCGTACTCTTGGAAATGCTCTAGACAAAGCAAGCAAAGACGTGGTGTTTGAGGTTAGTCGCTTTGCTGTAAATGAAAGAAACCTGCGAGCGGCAATGCTTCGTGCTGGACGTTCCTTTGCAAGAGAGGCTGTTCCTTATCAATCAAGTTTGCAGCGCCCACAACAAACGGTGCGCGAACGTCCGCAACTTGCCGATAGGTCCGGTCGTAATTTCATGTATGGCGGTGGGACGGCAGGGGCTTTAGCACGTTACGGAGTTGGGAGTGTTCCGTTTATCGGTGGTGCTTATGGTTTGATGCAGTTAAATACTGCTAACCAAGAAGCAATATCAACTCGATTGACCACACAAGCTGTATTGCAGGCTCAGGGTTTTACTGAGAAACAGGGTGAACAAGCTTTTCAATGGCTGAGAAATCTTGCTAACCTTAACGGTTTTAGCTACATGCAAGCCGCTCCAGACTATAATCAGTTCCTATCTAATGCCCTTGGTGCTGGCGTTTCTCTTGGTGGGAGTCAAGATATCTTCCGTGGTTTTAGTGAATATCAAACAGCAATGGGTGTCACCCCTGCAAGACGTAAGTTGATTAATAATGCCCTGAGTCAGATGCTTGGTAAAGGTACAGTCTCAATGGAAGAATTGCGCCGGCAGATGGCTGAAAGCATGCCGGGTACTATGAGCATCTTTGCTGAGGCTCTGGCTAGGCAAACAGGGAGCGGGCTTACTGGTCAAGCTGCCCTTGCTGCTCTGTATGAAGCTGTACCAAGTGGTAAGGTCAAGGCAGCCGATATTCTTCCAATTGTCTCTCAGATTATGTCTGAGAGAGCAGCGCCGAAGATTGGAGTTTTGCGCAACACATCTATGGCCCAACAAGCACGAATGGGTAACGCTTTCCAAGACTGGATTAATGTCTTTTCTAAGAGTGGTGGTGAAGAGGGATTTGCCCGTTTCTTCAGTTCAGTTACAACTGCTATTGAGAAACTAACTCCAGTTGTAAAGAGTTTATCTGAGGCGTTTAATTGGTTGACTAAGCAATTAGAAGCTCCGTTACTCGTACTCGGAGATTTGGGCACTCATTTTGAAAATCTGCAAACCACAATGAACGCTCTGCATCCAGACGCAATGAAATTTGCCGCTGTTGGAACTTTGTTGATGACCTCTTGGGGCAGATTGGCTGCTGTATTTAGTGGTGTCTTCCTTGTGCTCGAAGATATCTCTGCTGGTGTATTGGGGTATGACAGTTATACAAAAGACTTCTTCACCTTCCTAGAAAAATTCGTAGAATTTGATAAGGGTATTATGGGTGTCGCAATGGCTTTCTTAACGGTAGCCGCTGCAATTAAACTTGCATCTAAAGCGCTAGGCGCTTCTCTACTCTATGATTTCTTGAAAAAGCAATCCGGCCTTCCGGGTGACACCTCGGCTCCAGATGCAGGGGGTAATAAGACTAAAGGTAAAACTAAGTTGGGTAGGCTGGGATGGCTTGGTCCAATTGCGGCAGCCGCCGGATTGGCTGCTTTCTGGGGAATGAATGAGCAAGAGTTTTCTGACAGGATGGGACAAAACTTCAGCCTTAAAGAAGAATCTTCTGTCATCCTTGAGAGGTTGTTTGGCGGTGGTCTTGGTGCTATCGGTAGAACTCTTGGCACTGGAGGAACCATCCCTTGGCACCAAAGAGACGAGTATAGCAGTGGTCTAGGCAGACAATGGGAAAGTCCGTCAGAGTTCTTAGACTTCAAAAAACAACAAGCGTTGTATGGAGAGGGAAATGGGCAATCGGACATTCCTTCGGTGCCTAATACGCCAGAACAAGCTATGGCTCAAATGGGCATGATAGGCAACACATCCAACACTATCACCAACACCTTTGAAATTAAGATCGATGGTGTGATTGATCCTGCAAACATGGAGAACATCTTTAATCAGGAGATTCTTCCTCAGATTGAAGGTTGGTGGACTAACCAGCTTGGTGAAGTTGATATATCTTACGGGAGTAAATAATGTCGTTAGTTCTACAATTTGGAAACAACGGTGGTCCTGAAGATATTAGCGCTGTCTACTATATCAACGCGGTAGAGTCCTACACAAAGACGGTGAACGGTAAGCTTTCTAAGCATCCTTTGGATTCTGGTGTAAGCATATCAGACCACTTCATTTCAGAAAATATGACGTTCAATATCCGTGGAGTTATTACCTCTGCGGATATCACCTTCGCAGCGTATACCACAAACTTTGCTGCCGTTGGTGCAAACAATATTCAAATGGGTGAGCCACCAATTGCCGTTACGGTGGATGATGGTAAGACTCTTTTGAATAAGTTCCTGCCAGATGTGATTGGTCAGTTCCTTTCGCCTGTCGAACCAGAAGTGTTTGGTGATGAATCTCCTGTTGCAGAAGCAGGTCCATCTTTCTCAGAATTTATCGAGAAAATGATTCTGGATGTCATTTATAATCCTGTATCACAGACATACAGAAATAGTATTGTCCCTGTATCTTTGTATGAGATGGAGGGCAACCAATACAGTAAAGCACCCTATACCAACCTTGTCGTAACAGATTTTAGAGTAAACGAAACACCCGACACGGGAAATGGTTGTCACTTTGATATGACTCTTGAACAAGCTCGCTTTGTTGAGATTCGTAAAGAGGAGCTTCCAGAGGATGTTTCTGAAGACATCAAGAAACAAGCAGCAGCTAGTGCCAATAAAGGTAAAGCTGATTCTACAGAAAAGCCTGTGTCTGAATCTGATGAGGATAAGAGTGACCCAAACGCTCCAGCTCGTCGGAGCATCTTAAAGAACAGATTTGACCCACGGAGGGTTAAATGAATTACGTTAGTTTACCTCTGCATCAGGAACAAGATTACTTCTATTCCGTTGTACTAGAAGAAGTAGCTTGTGTCTTTCGACTCTACTACAACCAGCGAGTAGACGGGTGGTTCTTTGATCTCAGAGAAGAAGGTTCAGCTGATTACTTTGTGCAAGGAGAAAGATTGGTTCAACTTTACCCAATCCTCCTTGATTATACACATTTACCATTCTCAGGCTTTCTTTGGTTGGAACCTATTGGCGACAGTGCTGAGAAGTTTAGAACTGATTCTTTCAGCCTATATAAATGGTTTCGTTTGTTCTTCATTACTGATGTTTAAATTAATAGGAGGGTGAATGCCTTTACAGACTAATAGGATTTACTCTCTTATTGTTGGTGATGTCAAAACAGGGGATGGGTGGGAAATTACTGATCTTCACATCACCTTCGATATCAGTAAAATGAGTGACAACAAACAAAAGAACAATAGCGCGACAATTGAGATATACAATCTATCCAAAGAGAAACAAAGATTCCTTGAAAGGAAATACATAGGTCTTGTTCTTAGCGTAGGTTGGTTGGACACAGGACTTAAGCGTCTTTTTGCAGGCCAAGTTACAGAAGCCTCTACAAGAAAATCTGGTACTGATGTAATCACCATTCTAAATGTTGGCGTTGATTACGTTGAACTTAATCATCAAACAATCAGTAAGCTTGTCCCAGAGGGAAGAACTTACGAAGATGTTATCGAAGAAATTGCCAAAGAACTTGGTACAAGTCGTAACGTAATTACCGGAGTTAATTGCAAGAATCCTGTAATTGATGGATACCCTCTATCCGGCACTCCACGGCAAATGCTCGATGAAGTGTGCAGAGCTAATCAAATGGATTGGTCAATTGACGACAAAGTGCTGTATGTAAGCGACACCACTGAAAGTCACACGACCGACATTAATTCTGTTGTTGTAATTAGTCAGTCTTCAGGCTTGCTGGATCGTCCCTATCTTACAACAGGTGATGTAAACAGGTCTGTAAAAGATAAAAAGAAGAAAAGAGGACTACAGTTCCGTTGCCTCATTATCCCAGAATTAGTTGCTGGCTCTTTAATCAAACTCGAATACGAAGAACTTACCGGGTACTACCGAATTGATTCTATGAGGATTAAAGGTGGTTGGCGTGTAGATGATTGGTCTATGGATATTAAACTTACAGAGAAGATCGGGAGCGTATAATGGCACAAGAAAAATCTCTGCAAGGGACATTGACTAAGAATTTCTGGAGCGGGATGGAGAATGTTTACACATCTATCCCAGGTATTGTTGTTCGGGTAAGAGACAATCTTCAAAACCTAGCTATTGATGTTCAGCCCGCAATTAACATTAAGAAAGAAGATGGTACTGTACAAGATCGGCCTGTAATCCTGAATGTCCCCGTGCAAATGCCATCTGGACGTGAGGGGGGACTGACCCACAACATCTCTGTTGGTGATCCTGTTTGGCTTATGTTTTCAATGGTGGGGATCGATCTTTGGAAACGTGGTAATGGAATGCCCACAACTTCCTCTGACTTTAGGAAGTTTGATAAAAGAGATTGCGTTGCTATTCCGTCCCCCTTTCCTTTTAGTGAAAGTGTAAATAATCCAGAAAAACACTTATGGGAACACAGTCCAAACGATGTTGTTCTCTACCACGGACTAGGCAGTGCTGAAGAGACAGAGATTCGTCTGCACCGTGGTGGTGGCGTCACCATCAACACAAACCAAGAAGTGACTGTTAATGCTGATGTAGCCCGAGTGAATGTTCAAACTTTGCTTGTAGATGCTGCTCACACAGATTGGGTTGGCAATATCAATTATGTCGGAACTCTGACTATCAAT